TTTATATTAAATACTAATATATATTGTAGTAAACTTCATGTGGAAAGTCAAAACGAATTTTCAGAAATGGACATTTATAAATGTCCAATTATGAAATATAGGATATACTTTTTTTTGGAAAAAAATGAGATTTTCCCTTATGCAGTGAAATGCTTTAAAAAATAAAAACATATAAAATACAGGATACCATAATTATTTATTTACGCTTTATTTAGGCGTTTTTTATGTTAGTATATATTACTAATGAATCCTAATAAAAAAACGCAATCAAAAAACGCAGAATATTTCTGTGAAAGTTGCAAGTTTAAATGCAGCAATAAATATGATTATAATAAACATTTACTGACACTGAAACATAAAAAAATAGATAATCCTAATAAAAAAACGCAATCAAAAAACGCAGAATATTTCTGCGAAAGTTGCAAGTTTAAATGCAGCAATAAATATGATTATAATAAACATTTAATGACACTGAAACATAAAAATAAAGAAAAACCGCATACAAAAGCGCAAAATGAATATATATGTGATTGTGGGAAAAGTTATAAACATTTGTCTTCTTTATGCAGCCACCGAAGGATATGTAACCATACGAGTAAATGTAATAATGAAATTGTGCGCAGTGATAATAATATAAATTTACTTATGAATGAACTACAAAGGCGAGACGACGAACAAAAAATACGAGATGAAGAACACAAGAAACAATTTGAAGAACAACAAATACAACATAAACAAGAGATTGAGAAGTTATCATCCCAGATTTCACAGATTTCCACAGTTACAAATAACACAAATAACACAAATAACACAACAAATAACAATAAGTTTAATTTGAATTTCTTTTTGAACACACAATGTAAGGATGCAATGTCCATACAATCTTTTATGGAGAACCTTCAATTAGGGTGTAAAGAATTAGAACATATGGGGGATGTTGGTTATTTAAATGGAATGATTGATATTTTCAATAATACATTAGGTAACATGGATATTTACAAACGACCTTTACATTGTACGGATTTGAAACGTGAGGTTCTCTATTTTAAACAGGGAACGGATTGGGAGAAGGATAGTGAAGATAATCAGCACCTAAAAAAACTAATAAAAAATGTAGAATCAAAGAACTATCACAATTTACAAGACTGGCAAAAGGACCATCCTGATTCCCGAGAATGTGATACACGGGAGAATCAACACTATATGAAAATAGCAACAGAAGCCCTTGGCGGAGCCGATTTCAACAAGGATTCCATTTATTTATCAAAAATAATGAAACATATATTAAAAGATGTTATTGTGAAACCACAATAGGTTTCATATTACATTTATAGGTTCTCCATAAATGTAATTTACCGTAAGAGTAGTATGTTTCTTTATATTAAATACTAATATATATTGTAGTAAACTTCTCGTGGAAAGTCCAAACGAATTTTCAGAAATGGACATTTATAAATGTCCAATTATGAAATATAGGATATACTTTTTTTTGGAAAAAAATGAGATTTTCTCTTATGCAGTGAAATGCTTTAAATATATAATGTTGAAACTTAGTATGACAGGATAATAAAAATAATTTGTTTTAATTTTGGGGGATTTTTTATGTTGTAATAGTTTAGGAGAATGACAACCGAAAAAGGTCCAAATGGGACCCAATTATTTAAATGTGAATCGTGCAACTTTATGTGCAGTACAAAAAGTAAATATGATAGACATTTATTAACTGCAAAACACCTAAATGCAACACATATACAACCCAAAAAAGGTCCACAATCATTTAATTGCGAAATGTGCAACCTTGTATGTAGTAAAAAAAGCAAATATGATAGGCATTTATTAACTACAAAACATATAAATACAACACGAATAAATACAACAAATATACAACCCAAAAAAGGTCCACTACAAATCAAATGTGAATGTGGAAAAAAATATACACATCGGGCATCTTTATTTAATCACAAGAAGAAATGTAAATATACAAGATACGAAAAAATAATGGAGGTCACTGTAATAGATGAGCCAATCTCACAGGACAATATTGTAAAAAATTTAATGAAACAAAACGAACAATTACATAAAATGATAATCAATCGTGATGAAGAACAAAAAAAAAGAGATGAAGAACAAAAAAAAAGAGATGAACATAATATGAATAATATTGAAAACCTATCAAAGCAAATCTCAAACATATCGTCAAATGTAACGACCAATAACAATACAAACAATACGACAAACAATACGACAAACAATAAGTTTAATTTGAATTTCTTTTTGAACACTCAATGTAAGGATGCAATGTCCATACAATCTTTTATGGAGAACCTTCAATTAGGATGTAAGGAATTAGAACACATGGGAGACGTCGGTTATTTAAATGGAATGATTGATATTTTCAATAATACATTAGGTAATATGGATATTTACAAACGACCTTTACATTGTACGGATTTAAAACGTGAGGTTCTCTATTTTAAACAGGGAACGGATTGGGAAAAGGATAGTGACGATAAACAACACTTGAAAAAATTAATAAAAAATGTGGAAACAAAGAACTATCACAATTTACAAGACTGGCAAAAGGACCATCCTGATTCGCGAGAATGTGATACACGGGAGAACCAACACTATATGAAAATAGCAACGGAGGCCCTTGGTGGAGCCGATTTCAACAAGGATTCCATTTATTTATCAAAAATAATGAAACATATATTAAAAGATGTTATTGTGAAACCACAATAGGTGTCATATTACATTTATAGGTTCTCAATAAATGTATTGTACAGTAAGATTAATATATTTTTGTGAACGTTGTCATTTTAAATCTTCAATGGTGTAAAAAGGATTACAAGATACATAATAATATAATATTGAAAATAAAATGTATAGATGTAAAATATACGTAATCCTATATGTATTACGTATATTTATTGGAATGTTCGGACAATTCTACTTATGTCGGTGCGACCGTTAATTTAGAACACCGACTTAGACAACATAATAAAGAAATTAAAGGTGGTGCGGTGGCAACGAGTAGAAAAGTAGTGAAAGGACATATTTGGAAAAGACGTTGTCATGTCGCGGGATTCCCTACGTGGTCGGCTGCACTACAATTTGAATGGGCTTGGAAATTTCAGTCACGAAAATTGTCACCGAAACTATTACCAATGGACCGCAGAAAGGAGGCACTTAATAATTTACTCAAACTCGATAGACCAACAAGTAAGGCTTTAATGTATAGTGAATGGGATGAACCAATTCAAGTAATATGGGAAAACGATGTGTAATTTCATTATCGATAATTTCAATGGTGGAATCGTTATCGACCGAACGGAAATAAATATAAATAAAAAAAAACAAAGAAATACAAGAAACACCAGGAGACACTAAGTTATGCAGTATCGATTAAATCCATTAATTCTTTTTCCGTTATATGTTTTTGAAATGATAATATATAGCATATATCAAAAATATACGACTCTTCTCCGCCGCCTTCAATATCTAAATCCAAAATGTATTTGACACAAAACTCGGGAGTGAGCGTTTGTGTTGCCAAAAGTATTTTTTCATCAAGATGATTTTCCAGAATATTCTGTTCGAGAATTTCAATAGAATATGTATATCTATTTTTGAGTAGGTCAGTATTTGTTACTTTCATGATTTATTTACACGCCCACTTGTAAATAAATCATTTCAATTTTTTACATAACCCCGAATATGTAATATAAAAATATTCAAATATGTATATGGAAGATTCGAATCTATCTATTAGAAATGAAATAATGTCATTTGTTGAAATATATAAAAAGAATGAAATTTTTCAACAAAACATTGGCTTAAAAATTGAAGAAATAGTTAAAGATATGGTTTGTTTTTTTTGTTTAGATGAAAAACAATGTTGGGATTATAGAGGGAAAGAATATAAAGGTGATAACAAAGGGGATTATTATAGAAAAATATGCCCACATTGTCTAACCCGACGTGTTGACATTCTTTGGATAGAAGATAGCATAACTACTGATTTAGAAGGCCCATTTGGAATAAAACTGTTTCGTCATGATGCCGAGGCAGGAAGTGAAAAATTTAAAGCATTAGAACACTATGTAATACAAAAAAATCCGGAACTAGTTAAACCAGATTACACTAAAAGCAGTGTAGACAGTATTCATAAAAAAGAAAAAACATACGAATTAGAAGTAGAAATTGGAAAAATAATAGATACGTGTAAACAAGTCCTTGAATCGTATATGGGTAACATATATTCTACGATAAATTTAATAAAAAATATTAAGTTAAATATATCTTGTTTAGATGAGGAATCAAGTAAAAATACATTATTATGTGAAGAAGTAGAACCAAATCAGTTTATGTATATAGTAATAAAAAATCATTCAACTCAAAAAAAGAAAAGTAGATTTGGAATGTATAACTATCAAAAATTCTATTTAGATATTCAAATAGATATATTTGAAATAAAAACATTGAATGATTCAGCACATCATTTATGTAATAAAATAATAAATAAATCGGCAGAAAAAAATATAAATGAAATTATTAAATTGTTTGAATAAATGACACAGACTAAGCGAAACCGGGTACAAAATATCGCAAAAGATGTGCATATAAAAAATTAGTTTTATTAGTATTTATTAAATAAATACTAATTATATAGAATGGGTAATTTTTACGAAACAGTGAATCGATATTTTAAACCATATATGTTTTACATTATAGTATTTGTGATCTTTTTGGTATTTGTGTTTACTGGTTTATTTGCATACAATAAATACGTAAAGAAAGATTTAAAGGATAAACAATTCAAAGATGTTGCAAATACAGATACCAAAGGTATAGATTTAGAAATACTATTTTTTCACGTAAATTGGTGTCCTCATTGCAAGACGGCGAAACCCGAATGGGATAGTTTTAAGTCGGCATTAAACGGAAAACGCGTAAATGGATATAATATAATATGCCTTGATGTTGATTGTACTGATGAAGATAAAAGTAAAATTAATCAAATGATGAACAAGTACGACGTTGATTCATTTCCTACAATTAAAATGAATCGTGAAGGTAAGATTATTGATTATGAAGCGCGCATTACGCGTAATAATTTAGAAGAATTTGTAAATTCCTTTACCGAACAATAAATACATTTACCGAACAATAAATTAGTATAAAATATAATAATTTATTTTATTAAAATGTTTACGGCATTTGCTCGGTGTCAACATCAGTGATGTCAATACATTCTAAGTCAGTTAACGATTCAACATCTTTTTGTGTGATAGGACAATGGTCGGGGTCAATATCATTATATTGTATTTTTCGTGTAAGGTAAGCAGATAAGAATATATTCCGTTCAGTATTAACAACTTTGAAAACATCGCTAATTTTCAATCCCATAAACAACAAATTAGTAAGTAAAACGGTAATAGTTTTGTCATTCAGCAAATTAGAAAAAATGACATAAGAACTCAACACAGAATTTACGGAAAATGCCCCCATTGAAAAGTACCCGGCTTTCTGGTAATGGTCATCGAGTGTCCATATTTCCTCTTTTTTCGAAGGTTCTAAATGTTCTAATGCTTCCTTGACCGCATCATTATCGCGGGGAAGTTCGGGGTTAACATCTAAATAATCAATCATTTTATTTTCACGGGATACTTCTATTTTATATAGAACTAAAAATGATGCCACAGTAAATAAATTGAAAGCAAACGCTGATTTAGTAAGTCCCGAATCTTCTCTATTAAAATTAGCAGATATAGAGCACATTTCCCCGTCACAATTTTGGGGCACAAATAAAATAAGCATAGCGCCCATTAATACTCGATACACTTCAAGAATGAGTGTAGTGGTAACTGTCATTTTTTGTTGAAAGTCCTGGTCTTTACTGAGTTCATTGTATTGCTCAATAAGGGATTGTCTCCTTTTCATTGGTGTCGTTGGGTCGGTCGGCGTCATCGGTGGTTCCAATGGAAGTGTCATCTCCGAGGTTATTTCCATTATATAATATTATTAGATTTTTTGCCAGAAGAGTACCTTTATGAATATTTTTTTTGCGTTCTGATTCATTGTATATCATCTTAGAAAAATCAAACGTATCTTCAATGCTTGCAAAAAAGGATATTTCAAATTTAATTTTAGCATTTATACGTCTTGAAATCCGGTTTGTCATCATAATAAATAGAGATGACGAAATATACGAAACAAGGTTAGTATAATCTATTTTTGAGTCTACTAATAAATTATTATTAATTCCTAAAATCTCGTCTGTGTTAACATTTTCATAATTGTCAATAAAAAAATCGATAGGATAATTAGCAATTATACCACCATCAATATAATGTATATTTTGTATTTCAATTGGTTGAAAAATAATAGGAATACTTGCAGAACAATATACAACGTTTAATAATTTTTCATCGGGAAAATTTTTATGATTCATTAGAATGGGTTGCAAATTAGAAGCATTTGTACATAAAAAGTTACATTCAATATTGGAGAACTCATAAAACTCTTTTAGCGTAATGTCGAGTGATATATTCTTTCCACCAAAAAGAGGTTTCATAATAGTGTGAATAAGTGATATATCAAATATACCGCATTTATTAAATGCATCGAGATATTCATAAACCCCCAATGGTATTGTATCGTGCCAAGGACGTTTAATAATATATTCATCAATAACAGATGTGTCATAGTTTAATGAGATTATAACCGCAATAAAACTACCAATAGACGTAGAAGTAATTGTTTCGATATTATCATATACAATTACATTATGTTTCATACATTCTGTTATCATACCCCAAAAATTAAAACCGTTTATCCCGCCTCCTGAAATAATTAAGTGTTTGATTGTCATGATTGTGTAAAATAAGTTTATATGTTTATGTTTAATTTATAGTAAATAAATATAGAATGTCATTTCTCTTTCCAGACGAGAAGGATGAAAATAAAAAAGTAGACATTGATGATTTGTTCCACGCGAATCATCAAAAAAGTCTAAAACAGCTGTCTATATTTAATAAAATATTAAATCGTATTCATAAAAAAATAAAGATCACAAGTCGGAATAAAAATGGTGATAAATATATTTGGTTTAATGTTCCTGAATATATATTTGGAGAACCCATATACGACAAGTCTGACTGTTTGTCGTATTTGGTAAAAGAATTAGAATCAAATGGTTTTTTTGTAAATTACATGCATCCCAATAACTTATTTATATCGTGGAAAAAGTGGATACCTGCGTATGTACGAGAAGAATTTAAGAAATCCACCGGACAAAAAATAAATCATTTGGGTGAAATAATAGAAGAAGATAAGGACAAAGAGGAAGAAATGGAAATAAATACAGAAGAAAATAAGAAAATAGCAAGTGATTTTACATCAACAAAGGATTATAAACCAACTGGAAAATTAATATATAATCAATCAATGTTTGACAAATTAGAGAAAAAAGTAAGTTTCAAATAAAAAATTGAATTGGTTTAAATATACTATTACATTTATAATAGTATATTAATATGGAATATGAAATAGCACCAGTGTCACAGCAAAAAACATTAAATAGAACAAAGCGAGTTAAAAAAAATTATAGTGATTTTGATAAGTCTCGTTTATGGAATATATTTGACAGTGATAAAAATGTGACAATTTCCCCGATAAATGAGGTTGAAGTCGAATGTGTTTATAATAGTAAAACGTATAACATTTGTGAAAAATGCAATTCCGAATTAATGGTAATGGATCATGATTTTCCAACGTGCATTAATCCGAATTGTAGAATTGTATATAAGGATGTATTAGACTTTTCACCCGAATGGTCATATTACGGAAATGATGACAGAAATGGAAAAGACCCTGCCCGTTGCGGTAATCCAATTAATCCGCTTTTAGTAGAATCGTCGTTTGGTTGTAAAGTAATGACAAATCATAAATCCTCGTTTGAAATGCGTAAGATAGGTAAATGGGCATCTTGGCAGGCAATGCCTCATCGAGAAAAGGCGTTGTATGACGAATTCCAATTTATTACAATTATGGCACATAATGCGGGTGTACCTAAGATATTTATAGACTGTGCAATGGTTATCCACAAAGATATTTCCGAACAGAAAATGTTTAGGGGATTAAACCGTGATGGTATTAAAGCAGCTTCTCTCTATATTTCGTGTAGACTAAATGGATGTCCACGTAATGCGCACGAGATTGCCAATATATTTAAGTTGGATAATGCAGCGGCAACAAGTGGGTGTTCAATGGCAGTGAATATATTAAATAATATAGAACGAAATAAGTTACCGTGTGAACAAACCACCTTACAAAATATAACCCCAATGTCATTCATTGATCGTTTTTGTAGCAAATTAAATTTTTCAAAGGAAAATATAATGTTGTGTAAATTTGTTGCAAAAAAATTGGAAGTAATGGACGTTATTTCAAATAATATACCCCACGCGATTGCAGCGGGCATAATATTTTTCGTATCACAGGTTGTAAATATGACGATTTGTAAAAAGGATATTAAAACCATTTGCGGAGTAAGTGAAGTTACGATAAACAAGTGTGCAAAGAAATTGGAAGAAAATAAAAGATTATTAATACCCCAGACAATATTTAATCGTTATTATAAGGAATAATCGGTTGTTATGTTTATGATTTTATACGTGATACCAATTTCATTATTGTTTTCCCATAATCCCGACAACTTAACAATGAATTTGCTATTTTTGTTAAGTACACCCTTAGTGTGTATTTTAACATATCCCGACCGGAGTTGTTGATTAAATATAGGTTTGTGAATTTTATTTTTTCCAGTATCATATAATCTAAGCAATGATGATTCAATATCACTCAAATACCTAATTATTTTATTATTAATATCTTGATATATATCAAATTTAACAAATGTTTTATTATAATTATGATTAATTTCCTTTATATCAATTGGAAAAAAGAAGTAAAGACCATTCATTGAAAACACCGAATTTGAATAAATTATTTTTGTAAAATGACCATTTGTAATCATATTTTCTTTCGTATCTAAAAAATTTATATAATCATCTTTAAATGAATCCATATATAATACAATATTCATAACTTATATTATATAAACAATAATGTTTATATAGTTGTAATTCTAATTATTTGTAGGGGGTAGGTACAAACATTTTTTTCCTTGCCATTACTTTAATATTATTAGATTTATCAAAAAAGAAATTTTTTTTTGACATATCAGTAAGTTTTTCGTGTATTGGATTATAATTATGGGTTGTGTTAAAATCTATAAAATAATTGCGGTATTTTATTGGTTGTGAAAAATCCTCTTGATTATTTGTAACAATGTTTATAATATCGTTACATGTATCACCATTGTTATTAGAAGTTTTTTCCAAGTTTTTTAAATTGATATCGTGTCCATTTATTATACTAAACTGAAGAAATTCTTTTGAACCCGACTTAAAAAAAATACTTCTGTCTATATGTATATTTTTACGACTACACCGTTTATTTAATGCGGTATCTTCAAATCCCCAAGACCAAAAATTAGGAAACCCACCGACGTGTTCAAAATCGCCGGCATTTATGCAAAACATACCCCCCAGAGCAAACCTAAAACCATAAAAATGTTTTACAATACCCGGTGTAGTCGTAAATGTAACTAGTTCCTTTTTGTAAGGAATGGTGTCAACGTCTTGAAATACAATGGTTATGTGTTTATATGTTTCTGGATAATTTTCCTTTATTTTCTTGAATCCAAGATTCTTCATTGCCCCTCGGTTAAATGGAAGATCATTATATTGTTCAATAAAATAGATTTCATAATTGGATTCATCTTCAAGTATATATTTCATATAATTTAAGTATATGTGTTTGTCAATTTCGCGATCTCTATACGGTACAATAATTATAAAATCCGGATACATTTGATATATACACTATTGAGATGTTTGTAATAGTTTTTTATCCCATTTATAATGATTTGCATAATTTTGACAAGTGTTATTTAACATTTTCTGGCGTTTTGATTTTTTGTCTTTACTATCATCATAATTGGTCGTGCAAAATAGTTGTCTTGATTTATTTAAACTCTTTGACGTAGAAGTTTCAACACTTTTTTTAACATTTGTCAAATCATTTTTGAGATTGTTAATCTCTTTTAGAATTTCGTCGTCTTTATTTGGTTTTGGAAGATTACCATAGTTTTCAACAGTTGAGTAGTTAATTATAAAAATAAATATAAACAATGAAATTAAAAATACGTAAATAATTAAATCGAGTTCCAGATTATTTTTTTTCATTATATTATATATTCATATAATATAATGATAGCAGAACCAAATATAATCATACCCTGGAAGGGGAGAACATTTAATGAAGTAGTTAGTGTTAAAAAGAAAAATCGAGGATTTTCGGGGAATATGTTTAAAGCAACTCCATTAAAATTATATCGCCGTGAATTGGATTTATCAGGATGTGGTGAACGTACGTCTGCTTCTACAAATTCGATGGGAGTACCCGGGTTCACTCATATTAATTCGAGTTCGGCAACGTGTAATGGATTACAGGGAACCAAAGATTTCAACTATATAGAATTAAAAAGTGAAAATGGTGGATTAAACTCAGGAGGAGTATGTTTTTCAAAAGAAAATGATGCAAAACGTCGTCTTCGTAGTAGTGGTATGCCGAAAAATACATATTTTACAAATACGAATCAATATTTAGAGAAGCGGGCTAAAACATTTAAACAAAATCAATATGCTGTTATTAGACAGGGTGATGCCACAGCGGTACCTGGAACAAGTGCGGCTCAGCAAAATATATACTCATCGTATGGAGTGACGAAATGTAAATTCAGTTTTACGGAAGAAGCATCATTTACTTATTATTGGTGGATTACAACTAACCCAAATGACCCAACCCAGGATGCTCGTACAGTAACGATACCCAGGGGTGAATATTCCATTGTAGATATAAATAGTATATTTCAAAATGCGATGATAGCGAATTCCCATTATATAGTTAAGAAAAATGGAAATGTTAAGGTAACATTTATGGATATAGGCTACAATCGTGCTGAACAAAAAATAGAATTTCGTACAGCGATACCGTCGGGTAGTTTTGCGAATACATATAGTGAATCAAACGGTTATGAGCTGCCGAAAGATGAATTCGGCGATACAATCACCGGGTGGGTTCTACCGACATCTGGTTCAGTAGGTTATTATATTCTTGGCATAAATATATCAAATGCATTTTTAACTAGCGCATTGGGATTAACCGGCAATTACCCGACAAATATTATTAGTAATAATACAATAACAACACAATCTACATATTTATCTTCATTTAATCCTGGATTAAAACCCAAATATATAGAAGTGCATTATAAACCAAACAATCCTCAATATGGCTCACAGGGTGCGGTGTCATCAAGTTCGCGCATTGCCCGTTTGAAATATAATTCGATTACAAATTCGAGTGTTGCATATAATACCGCGTTTGGTCCAGCAGTAGCAAATGCATTGGCGTATGGTGTGCCCAGTCCAGGGTACACAGAAAAGGATAAGATAGGTTATCCTATAAAACGCACACCTGTATTTGTTTTAGGAGAATCAACCAAACGTTGTTGTTATGTACGAACATTACGTAATATGATATAATATATTTGTAAATACTATACAAATATATAAAATGGATGAATTGAAAAAAGAAAAATGTAAATTAGTGCAGGAAAAAGAAGAATTACTAAAAAAATACAATATAATACAGCGTCAAATAATAAAAATAGAGAATCAAATAAAAGAAACGTGTAAAAATAGTGAACCCGGACACAATTACATAGAGGAAAAAGAAGATGGGCCTTATGGTATGACATTTACATATTGCAACAAATGCGGCTATGAACCGCTATGATATGGTAAAATGCCAGGAATAACATTGGTTTCAATATTGTATTTATTACACCATTGGATACATTTAAGTATGTTATTTTTGATATAATTAATAATTTTGTCGTTTTTGTTATCATTATCATAGATCAAATATAATGTTTGTGCAATATTTTCTAATTGTTGTTGTCCAAAAATCGCATTATATTCTTGAAACTTATTTAAAAAATAGGAAGAAATGTCGATATCCAAGAAGCGTTTAATATTTTGATTATTATTCAACGATGTTTTGAATGGTTCGTGCAATAGTTGATAAACATTACCGGTAAAATTAAAGTTTTTACACACAATGTACTTTTCAGAGTTAGCGTACCGACTGGTATGTGGTTTTACAATGTATACTTTACCATAAAATGCAGTTAATAAATATAATAAATCAATACTATGTTGTAGAAAACAGTCAAATATTTTAAGTACGAACGACCCCCCTTTTTTTTGCATAATTAGGGCATAACAAATTTGTCCAAATAAGAGTTTTACAATTTGATTTTCTTGGTTATTGAAATTTTCGGAAAAATCAAACCCTCCGTCACCGGTTACGATATTCATAGACCCCCCATATTTTTCATAACAGTGATTAAAATTATCAATATTTAATAAATCCCCGGTTTGTGTTGCTCCGTATTCGATTTTAACATTAGGATTATTTTTTAAAAACGCCTTAGATTTTTTCCACGACGGTATATTATAATCATCTTCATTTTCGTCAATGATAGTCATACCGTAATATTTATCTTTGATATTTTTACGAATATTTAATAACGATTCGATAAAACCACCGGGACCTTCTGCCAAATGAAAACTTTGAATTGGGTGTGGGTCTACGTGTAAATTAAAAATATTTAATATTTCGTGCATTTTAAAATAGGAACGAGAAAGGGGTTTATATTTACAGATTGATTTGTGCTTACCGGGAATAACAGTATGTATAAATTCATAAGGATTTGTATATTTCTTGTAGTTACTCCAAACCCGTTCAACCTCTGTTATTTTTTCTTTTACATTGGATAAATAGTTAGACAAAGAAAAAGAAATAATAGTTTCGGGTTCATCTTCAATAAATTCGATATTTATGTGATCACATATATTTTGTGGCGTCTTGGGTAACATATAATAAGTCATAAGTGTATTATTATATGTTACAGAATTACTTTTATATTCATTCAATGTCCTCTATTTGTTTGATAGTCGCTTTTTTCTTTGTTTTTTTACTTTTTGGTTTCTGTTCAGTGTCTTGGTCTTGCGTCGGTAGTGGTTTATCAGGTGATGATATAATTTCTTCATTATCTTCTGGTAATTCTATTTTACTTAATGCATTTTTCATAATGGTTGATGCATCAACATTTCTTACCTTTTTAAATATGAAATAGCGATTCAAAAATGATATTCTCTTCTCTTCTTCGCTCATAGATTTCGCTTTACCTGAAAATATATCGGTATCTTGCTCCATTTTTGTAAATAAATCCGAAAACAAACCACTATACGAAGTAAACCCCATTGATAACGATTCTTCGTTACTGATTGGTATAAATCCATAGTCAGCCATAATACTTTCAAAATATGGAAAATTCACCAAATATTCTCTAAAATATGAATTAATAGTCTCCTGGTAAACATTAATTTGATAACCAATTGACTGGTCTTCATTAGGGAATCCAGTTTCATCGTATTCTTTTACGAGTTCAAATATTTTTTTGTCATTTTTTAATATAGACACACTTTCTCCTTTGGCTTTATTGTGAAGTAATCTAAATACCGAGTGGCCGTCATAACAAGTACCAATAAAATGTCCATTTAATGCAATGGTTTCACTTAGATTGCAAATGAAATTGTGTAAGGTGTGTTTATTTTCAAAGAAATAGTGGAGTGCAAACTGGCAAGAACCGAGATTAAATCCATTTGCACCGATTCCAAATTGTTTATAAACACCGCTTCCGATCAACGTTTTATCTTTGGGTCCTACACCAAATACGGCATTAGACACATTTTTGTCTTTATCGTTGCTATATGCAATGGTCTTTTTAATATTTTTGGAACTATCACCGACAACAAACAACGCGTCAAATAAATCCCGATTATCAAGGACCTTTTTGATATATCGCACACACGCGCCATCAGCACGATTATGAATATTATCCCGAGATATGTCAATACCAAAAACAAATTTTAATTTACTGTGCATCCATTTGGGTATATCCCCACCCTTTCCTACACTATAATCAATTAATATATCGTCCTTTTTTGAAACGTTTGTAAGTAGACGCTGTTTGACATATAAATTATGAAAATCGCGCAATGGTTTTGTTTCGCTAACATTAGAAGTTCTATTGTAATAAACATCACTATTTTCGGAATATGATGGAATGTTTTCACCAGTACGTAAAATAGTTGGTGTAATCGGGTAATGTATTGAGCGCCAGTTACTATTTGCGACGTGATAACCATTACCATAATTTTTATATCCGTTTCTCAGTTCGGTGGTTTTATCATAACGTACACGAAGTGGGATCCAATTCCATCCACTCTTAGAGTTAATATTATATTTAAATTCGACAATCATATTGTCATAGAATGGTTCACCTTCTTCCGTAAATAATATATCGTTTTTCCCATCATTTTTGGTATATAAGTTGCAAATATATGCATTATCGTCGTATGGTTCGGTAGGTACAAAGGGCATAGGTTTATAATTTGAGTTATCATCCTTGTTTTTCAAACGTACAATATTATCTTGATAAATATTTTCACACGGATTTAAATAACCGTGTTTCGTTTCGTCAAAACCACAGTTTAAAATTAGTGTTTTATACTTTGTTAACATACTATGGGAGCTAAGGTCCTGTCCATCTTCATATACGTGGTGTATGTCATCTTCGCCGGATTTCGTCTTTTTAATATGTACAAGGAAATCAATTGTATTAAATTCAGGAGGTTTCCATTTAAATGACTGCGCCCAGGATATTTTATAATTAGCTGGGATATCCTTTGTAGTGTTACCTCCCACGGGGAGGAGATTAGGCGTAAAAATCAATCCATCCGTTTCGTATTCAAATAAATCGTCTTCGATGTTTGATAAAATGCGGCCACAACAACTGAAAATACTCGTAGTTGAATCCGAAACAAAGAAGGATTTTGATTTTATTTGATAATCACTTGTTTTTCCTGGTATTACAGAGGTATGTTTTAGGTTTTTAATAACGTCTTGTAAATAAAATAGTCTGAAATTATGTTGGTCGTCGCTCTTGTTTACAAATGGAAGTCTGCGTAAATCTTTGCCATTTAAATAATAAATGTCAAATGCTGCATACATATTAATTGTTTCATTTAGTTTGTTCGTTTTAATGTACTCACCGTCGAGTAAAGTATTAAATAGCAGTTTTTCCTCGGTTTTTGCGCCCGTAAATATAATTTGCATATTTGTATTTATATTATACATTTTTCCAGACGGGTCAATAAACAACATACGGCGTTCCCCGTCCGCTTTTTCAGTAACACAAAAGTTACTTGTTATATTTGGAACAACAGAATCCTCCGAATTTTTACAAATATTTTCCATTTGAAGTGTATAAGACGATGGTCCAATAAAATGCTTGGTTTGTATATATGATGGTATTTGCTTTCCGTGTATGAGTTCTAGATAGTCATTTGCCACTTGTTTTTGACTATCGTATGATATCGGGTATTTTGTATTTTGCAAACCACTTAATACCAAACGTATCATTTGTTTTATTTTTGAAGTCAATGCGTCAGGTTCAGCATATTGTGTACCAGTACCAACTTTCATATTATCCATTTCCAACTCAACTTCGTAATGTTCGCTGTTTGAAAATATATTCGATTCTTGAATAGTATATTGAGGAGCAAGACGCTTATTTATGCGCAATGATGATTTTACAATACTAATATCCACAAAAATGGGGAAATCGGGATGTGAAAAGCGAACACGATTGATTAAGCGAAATATTTTTTTAGAATCATTCCATCCACGAACAATCGATTTTGAAATATTTGAATAATGTTTAAAATCTTGTTCAGTTTGAAACGCCGCGCGTATATTAAAATTAGGCATATCAATTGGACCGATTCTATTATCATTTTTATCTTGCGCATAATTTTTTTGAGTAAATTTAATTTTGCTACCATTTGTAGAATGTAAATCAATAAGTTTTTGCAAATCATTATGAATACAATATGCATTAATCATATCCTCCCCATTTAGTTCAACGCGTATTGCGGATAATCTGGTCTGCCCAGACCGTTTATCGATAAATTCATTCGTAATGCGAAGCATTTGGAAACCATTTACATTATCCGATACAAACCCACACGACAATAAATGTTTAACCACATTTTCATAATCAACGCGGTTTAAAGGTTTTTGTAATTTGGGATTAGAACCAAAGCGTATTTCGAATTCCTTCTCTTTATTATTATCCCTTATGATTGGCTGACTTTCTAAATAAAGTTTTACCAATTGATCTAATGTCATCATTATTATGTATATATAGTTATTATACATAATAACTATTTAATTCAATTTTTTTATGGTTAACGTGTAAAAAAATAGTTTACCACAAAAGGGTTGCGTAAATCGAAGTATATAAATCTTCTTTTTTCTTATTAATATCAATACCCATTATTTGAGCATAATTACGTAACTGATCCATTTTATAACTACTCATACCATTTAATGGTTTATTATAATAAACAAACTGAATCTTATTATTTGTAAATGTGTCTATATTTTTACAATCTTCGTCAATAATAATATATCTACCCTTTTCTGTATATTTAATGACGTGAGTTTTACTATTATTTTCATTTGTGAATGAAATGAAATATTTATCACTGTGATGTAGAACCGTAATATTGCATTTAAAATATACTACATAAGCATATAAAACATCAATGGTAGTATTCATTTCACAAACAAGACTACTTGCCATTTCATAAATATGCGTTTTTGACATCTTATAATTGCATAATTTCATAAGAGGCACGTTATTTTTAATAAAATTAGACATATTTATTTTATCATCTAACATTACATTTCCATAACGATGGTGTATATTAATATACTCTAAATACCCGTAATTTAAAATATATATATTCCAATATAGTGTATCTTTACAATGGTTATGCAATTTATAACATTTACTCGTATTGGGAATTAATTTTGGAGCGACCTTTATATTTTCCAGAGGTATCACCGGTTTTAATTTCTCTGTATTGCTTTCTTTGAAATTATATACACACGTTTCTTCTAATACATCTTTCACGTTTTTTTTGTGTAGTTTTATAATCGGTTTAACCTGGTCAATATTGTCTAGTTTATTTTTGTTTAGTATTGTTAAAAAATATGGTTTTAAATTAGTAATATGTTGATTATTACTAATTTTATTACGTTTATAAACGTGGTCCAATATAATATTGATTTGTTTCATATAATATATATAGCACCGAACGCTTTATATGATTTTGTTAAGTATATACACAACTGATAGTATGCAGTGGACCCTTTATTAATTCAACTATTCTTGGAAAAAAACAGTTTCAAGTTGTTTTTTAATGTTTTCACTTTCTTGAAAATGTGTTTCTTGTTTGTGAAAATGTAATAAATATTTATTTAACTCGTCAAATAAATCCGTTTTTTCAATTGTAGTTAAATTAATAAAGATCCCATTCTTATTTTCATTAATATTTACATTATGCTTTAAAAAAATTTTCAATATTTCAATATGGTACAATTTATCAAGATTCTCGATGCTCATTTTCAATTGTTCCATTATATATAATAAGGATTTATTGCCTTTATATTAATTTCTCTTAACCTTTGAAATACTTGCAATAGCACAAATATACGGGTCATTTAGTTCGTACCGTGTGCCGATGACTTTCGCTGTAATGTTATCATTTTCTTTAAGATTATTAAATGTATCGTCATTAAAATGATGATCTCGGGCAACAAATATATGAAGTGGGACACTATTTGAACCAATGTCAAAATATTCAGCGTGTATGCCCGCCTTTGTAACAGTTTTCACGTTACACTCAATAAGAGTACCTTCAACTGGATTACAAATAAAACATTCAATACAACACGTAAACACAATATGGTCACCCTCTACATTTCCACACGTATAACTAATTATTTTGATGCTATTATTTTGGATAATACCCTCAGGAATACATTTATTTTGCAACATATATTTCAGTTTATTTTCTAGATTCTGCTTTACAGTCTTTCCAACTTCATTAATATGTAAACGAACTTTTCTCTCCAATAAGGATAAAACGTATATACCATAAATTTTATGGTCGGTGGCATTTGAACTCATTGTTATAATAATATAATAATATAACATATTTTTATATTATTAATCAATTTTTTAATAGATTAACCCTTTTTTTTTAAATCGCCATTCGTTAATTCTAAATATCCGGTACTTACACCGGCACGTAAGTCTAATCCAACGATTTTGCCATCTTTTTCAATAAGTTTCATTTTACGTTTTTTATACATTAAAACAATTGCACTACCGGCAGAAATCAAATAAAGACCTTGTTTTAATATTGAAGTAAATGTTCGGAAAAGAGTTTCTGATTGAGTAACCAATAAATCGATTTGTGCTCCAATTTCAAGTTCAGTGCCTCTTAAATTATTTAAAGCGTGAGCAATGGCTAATTTGTGTTTAATTAGACCAACTTTCATATTATATGCAGCAATTGTTACTGGATTTGTGGAAAACAATGCACTAGTGACCATTTGCATTATACCTTGTTTATTTCTTTCAAATACACCATATAATGTACCTAATATAGTGATTTCCTCTTTTGTTTTTTCATCTTTTTCCGCTTTTTCTAATTCATCCTTTAAATGTTTATCAACGAGTGCTTCTAATTGTTTCTTTTTGTCTAACATTTCAATAATTTCATCGAGTTTTAATAATTTTACTTCCAAGAACTTTTTATATTCAGGTACACTAGTTGTACGGGTTGGGCGCCTGGGAAGAACATCGTCTAATTTCTTTGTAATGGCATCGATTGTGATTATTTGTAATTGTTTCGATTGATCAACAGTTGATAAAAGCACATCGGTAATTTTGTCTTCGGCATTGGGTGCGGGTAATGCGATCGGATTATCCATTTTATTCATTGATTGACTAACAACCAGAGCCATTGAGTTTTGCATTTCATAATGTTCTTTTCCAAAGTCGAACCCTTTATCTTTATTGCCATATCCATCTTCGAACCATCTTTTAAATTCAAGATCCTCTTTTTTTTCCGTAAAACACGTATAATAATTAGCAACGTTAGTCGCATACTGAAGCGTACTTCCCTTTGGTAATATTTGACTTATTAAACCAAAAGAACTCGACGAACTTGAATTTGCACATATTCGACCAATATCGTAAATTTCATTCCCTTCTCTATACATATGCGCACCAATATCTTTGATATAACTAAGCGGCATATCAGGGTCACTTACGATATCAATCATATTGTTGGTTGAATATAATAAAACAAATAACTGCATTCCAAAAAATATCATCATACCCAATAAAGTATAATTAAACCCACGATATTGGCTTAATTCCTTGACTGCAATTTCTCCATTTCCTCCGGTTTGATTCTTATGCAATCCAATCAATATATTTTCTAAAAAACGAATTTGTTTACTCATTTTCAGATTACTTTTATCAATAAACATCTTTGCTAACATATTAAAGAAATCATCATTACTTGTTGCTTTACCAAGGTGTTTAATTTGTTTACTATTTATATTTTCGCGCATTACACCAGCAGAAATAGATAATAGCGCAACAACAATATTATGGGGAAGACCCACTTTTTTTGAAAATCCTCTTAAAAATGTATCTTCTTTGCGTGTTTTGATTGTGCGACGAATAGACGGCGTTTTCGGTGGTGTTTTTTTTCGTGTAGACGGCGTCTTTGTCTTTGTCTTTGTCTTTGTGTTTGTCTTTGTTTTTGATTTTGTTGCCGTATTTTTACCAGTTGTTGACATACAAATTATAATATATACACAGATATTATAATTTATACATTCAATACATTATTAATATATGAGGTTTCTAAATCAAAAAAATATCGTTTTCCATCCGGTGAGTTTACGTCATTGTAACGACAAATGAGTTCCAAAATAACAGAAAATCCCTTTACTACAATCGAGCTTTTAATAGTATCACTTCCACTTTTGCTCTCTAAAAATGCATTTAAATCATTTACAATATCGTTTGATGTCACTGGCTTCAATATAGTTTTGCAATATGCGGCATCAAGTACACAACCTATACGTTTAATTAAATCTTCCTTATTTAATGAAGTAGCATTAACGCCGTAATTTATATATGTTTTTGACACAATATCTTTAATCTTAATGATTAAATTATCATTTTTATCTTTGTTCAAGAATCCAATCATAGAATAATAAAGAGTTTTGTCAGTAACTTTAAATTTGGATTTTCCTTCGTCGAATAACTTCTTATTCGATTCATTAATAAGGACCTCTTTCAAACTATCCTCCGCAATTTCATATAAATGATTTTTTTTCAAATGATACAATAATACACATTTTTTCTTCTTCAAATAAACCAATTTGTTATCGAAATACTGTACAAATATCTTTTCCGTATCATTTAACTTACGTTTTGTGAAATATATTTCTTTTAATATTAATAACTTATCATTGATATTACATTCATCAATAAAATGGTACAATATAAATTGTTGATATGTTTGTTTGGGTATTTTTAAAATATTTATACAAATATGATATACTTTACTATAACTTGCGTGTTTATAGAAATCATCATTTGATTTTGGCTTTTTATCCAATGGTTTATTAATATCTATGATAATCGTCTGTATGTTTTCAAATATTTTTTTATATGTATTCACATTTTGATTTATTGATTTGGGTTCTTCGACTAATCGGTCTTTAAATACAATCTCCGAATGTTTATAATCAATTGGTTTACTTCTTTCCAGTATAGAAATACTTTCATCATTTATTTCCATAGGTTGGAATGCATAATATTTATCTTTGTTTATGATTGTACCAGTTCTTCCAAAACTATCACTGATTAGTTCACTTTTATGATCAACCATTTGTGACAATACATATAATATTTGGTCAGTTGGATATACTTGTTGGGAATTAATTTCATTAATTAAATCATCCTTTTTATAAATATTGTGTAAAATGAAAGCAGTTTTTATTCGTTTTACAATAACATTGTAATTCATAACGGCATATTCATTTGTATAATTTGTATTTATAATATCTTTACCCTTGAAATCAATAGTACTTAAACATTTGTATGAACAATTATCTTTATAATCACATAGTTCAGTATATGGACGGTCACCCACTTTAAAATCAATTAATTTACCAGATGACAGCTTAATTTTTATTTGTTTATTTTCTTCTTGCTCTTGTAATCTTTTAATTGTGAAATTAGTTTGACCAATATTTAATACACAATCTACGCTGACATTTTTTAATATACGAGTAATATTACCAATTTGAATTGCTTTATTTTCAGCAAGGCGATACAAATAGAGGTCGGGTGTTTCGTGTTCAATCGATTTATCTTTTCCAACGTGTAAATAAATTTCCACATTACGGTCTTTGAACGGTAAAAAACAATGTCCGCCTTGTCTAACTGCGCGTCCTATAATCTGTTCAATGCGATTCATATTGTACCACGGTTCTATTATATGCACTTGACGTATAAATTTAAAATCAATACCTTCGGATGCCGCCTTTGAAATAATAACGACCTTAATAAGTTCTCCATCTTTGTTTTCTTTACTTGTTATTTTCTTTATTTCAGTGTCATTGTCATAAGAAAAATTCACATCCCCAGTAATCATACAATATCGCGCCTGTTTAAAATCATTTTCATCTTTAAATGTACTTTTGGATTTGTAATTTCGATAATCAATACTGTCAGTGGGTGAGTCTTTAAATAATGATTTTCCACTTGGGTTTGATGTATAACGTTTGAATCCTAATTCTTCAAGCATAAGTGCAGTAGGTATTACACCACCTTCAATATATTGACTGTATATTAAGATTACCCCTTGGGATTTTTTGATTGCATTACCTATTTTAAATAATTTCCCGCTATATGTTTTAAGTTTGTCTAATGCGAAAATATTTCCATATTTTTCTAATACGTCGGGTTTATAGCCATAATCATATTTCATTTGTTTTGGATTGGTTTGTGTTTTAAAATTCATAATATGTTGCAGTCCGGATTTACCTGTGAAAAACTCGTGGTCTTTATCAATAGAGGGATAAATCATAGTAGTAGCTTCAATTGGTTTTTGTAACAACGTATATCCAAATGCTTCCATATTTTCAAACGAAATCTTGTCCGAATCTGTTAAATTGCGAATCACTTTTTTATATGACGTAGCTTGAAATTCGCCCATATTTGAATAATACAATGGGATATGTTGAACCGGATTAATTATCTCTTTATTATTGAATTGTTTAGTTGGATAATTTTTAGGTTTATTATTTGGTTCAAAATATTCCGGATAAATACGAAATGGAAAACTATATGGATTTTCGCCGCGTATATATGACACATAACCGACCAGTTTTCGATGTAATAATTCTTCACCATTTTCAGTGAATGCGCCGTCTTTTTTGAATATGTCATCTATTTTTAAAATACTGCGATTATCATTTGAATTTAATAAATTAATAATCCATATAATTTCCCGATGAGAATTATACATAGGTGTTGCAGATAACAACAATAATTTCATGTTATTACTATATTTGGCGACATTTATCATTTGTCGTCCCAATTGTTTTTGCTTATTATCATCCGAAACTCTAATATTATGCACTTCGTCAATAATAACTAACCGGTCATTAAATAATTTTTGTATTTTGTCTTCATATAATTTTTTCTTAGTTTTAACGTCAACGCTATCGTCAATTTTTATTTTCTTTTGAATATACCGTGAAAATTCAGTATATCCCATAAACACATAATTATTGTTAACAAGTCCCTTTATTTGTCGTACTATAAAATCTCTTTGTAACCCCAATGTGTTGCTCGGGTTTATTTCTTTCAAAAAATCATTACCCACACACGATTTTTGCAGTGACCATATACCATTATTTTCATCTAATTTAGTTTCGTCAAATAACTGATTTTTGAAATTGACCTGTACATTTGGTGAGGCCACAACAATTGTACGTTTTTTATTACCGTGTTGCGCGGTAAATTTGCGGTGTTCTTCCGCAATGCCTATTGCACTGCACGTTTTGCCGGTACCAACGCCGTGATATAATAATAGGCCATTATATGGTGTTTTATTTGACATAAAATTTTTAACAAACATTTGATGTGGAGATAATTCAACTTCTGCATCACATAAGTTGTTTGCGTGGGTTTCAATATCTCTTATTTCTCCATCATATTTTGTCTGGTCAAATTCTTTAAAAAGAGATATTTTTGAACTAAAATTCGGGTCATCATACGTGGGATATAAATTATTGAATTGTATTTTTGTTTTATTTTCGTCGTATTCGGTTTTCTCTTTTTTTTTCAAGTAGTCATTATATTCCGGAGTATCGTTATTCTCCGGGATGTCACCCAAATCGAGTTCTATACTAGATGTATCGGCTTTATCTATAATAAATGATGGAATTTTTACACTATTTTCAAAAATAGATTCGTTAATTGGTTGAATGAATTGTTCAGTTTCCTCATTTTTTACTACTTCGGGTATATATTCCGGTTCGATACCATTTTTAATTCGAATAGTATTTTGCATTTCTAAAATTGCATCAATAAGACTAATTTTATTTGGGCACGTTTTAATAAATTTTCTACCTTCTTTATTTTCATCCCGATAATGTAACTTATCGTGAACTTGTTTTAAATTTTCTAGTTTTACTGCATTATAGTCAGTCCGTGTGTAATTATTTTTAGTATTATATAAAAAATCATTGGTAATTATAAATTCAGTTTGATTACGGACACCGTGTCCCATAGCCTTTTCCATCTGATATTTTGAATCAGATATTTTTTTGTCTGATTTAATATAAGGAACACATTCATTTGTTTTCGGGTCTTTACGTGTTCCTTTGGGACATCGTTTTTCTTTTGTATTATTAATCATATATAATACAAAAATATTTTATAGTAAAAACATACGATAACTTGTAAGAATATTGTGTAAATTTCCTAATACATTTTTTTTTTCTAAATTATAACATCTTATATGTTCCTCTGCATCTTTATATGTTAACCATTCAAGCTTACTTACCTCGGTGTCCTGTATTTTATATGTATTTAAACTGTCCTCATATTTAATAAATGATACAAAGTATTTATGCTTATATGATTTATAATTCGAACCTGTAAAAATTTCTTCTATTGGCATAATGTTATCAACATTATGTAATATATTATTTTTATACCCGGTTTCTTCACAAAATTCTCGTATTGCACATTGATAATCCTTTTCTTGAAAATTTCGCCTTCCTTTTGGAAACCCCCATTCGGGACACGCCCATTTAGAATTAGATTCTTTTATTAACGTTTTAAAGGAGTTTTCTTCATCATTTAAAATATATCCATTTTTTAATTTATTATATTTATCCCGTGCAATATTCTCTTCATTTTTATATTTTGCTGTATTGTTTAATCCCCATAATTCATTCCACAAATAGTCAAAATCATTTTTTAAAATTTTGACCTTTTCTGAAATAGTCATTTGATTAATCATTTCTAATAAATAGTATTTATCATATAAATTATATTTTCCTCTTAATAGGTCAATATAGCCAAGACTATCCTTTCTACATATCATCAAGTATTCTATTTCATTGTTATTTATGCGAAATGCTATAATACCATTACTTGTAATTGGCAATTTACATTGATGATATAAATGACCCTGTTTTCCACAATTGTTACAATAATTATCTGTCATACGATAAATAAAATAGTGGCATAATCTTTATATTTTACTATTATAATGTCTTTTAATTTATATAATGAAACACGATTCGGATATTTGGGGACCTCATTTTTGGTTTTTCCTCCATACAATTGCAGATAATTATCCTAAAACACCAAATGAAATCACAAAGCGAAAATATTATGATTTAATAATGAATTTTCCATTATTTATACCCGATGCCGAGATGGGGAAAAAATTTAGTACATTACTGGATGAATATCCGGTAACACCCTATTTGGGAAATGACAAAGACCTTCAAAAGTGGATGCACTTCATTCACAATCATATTAATAAAAAGTTGGGAAAACCGCAAATATCAAGAAGAGAAGCCAACGAACTTTATAAAGAAAAGTACGGAAATAAGGTAATATTAAAAAGATATATGTTACAATTAAAAAAACATTACGTTTATTTATTTTATATACTTGCCGGAATATTTATAATTTATATGACAAAAATATAATACATTTATAATATAAATGAGAATCGAATTAGTATTTTTATTAATAACTGGAATTATTGTTGGGAATATACACACAGATGGTAAATATATAAAAAATATTCTGGATTCTAAAAAGTATTTACAAATGGGCGGTGTAGTATTTGGCGCATTTATGTTATATGTTTTAATAAAACGAGACCCATTACGTGCAGGAGAAATTATAAAAACGTCAAATGATTATTTAAAATATATGCCAATAGATAAAAACAGTAATAAAATAATCAGTCCATTTTTGAATTTTACTGCGAGTAATTATATGCAAAATGGTGATAATAATACACCTCAACAGAGTGTTGAAAAAATACAACAGTCGGGTAAGAAATCAACCAAGCGGTCAGTGAGTGAAACGAAAAAGAAATATGTAGCATCTAATCAAAACTGGAAATGTGGTGAATGTAAAAAACAATTAACAGCGTGGTTTGAAGTCGACCATAAAATACGATTAGAATATGGTGGTTCGAATCACGTAGATAATTTAGTAGCAATGTGTAGAGAATGTCACGGGAAAAAAACGGCTATGGAGAATATGTAATATTATTATATATTAATAATAGTAATGGAAGTAACCGAAATATTTTTTTGGATAATATTTTCAATTGTTGGATTATTAATCGTTGTAAATTATTTACGTGATATTAACGAGTACTCTCCAATTATTGATGACTTTTTTAAATTATTAGAAGACCATAATGATTTTAAAAATAATATGACAACGTATGGTATTTTGTACATACTATTAATTTTCGTAACCATATTCATATTTTACTCAATCAAAGACCCGAATTTATTTAAGAACAGTTCAAATATAATTACATACAGTGTTATAGTATTGTTACCACTCATCTATACGTATTTTAAATTAGGAGATGCGGTATCAACCTTTGATAGTACTTCTGCGAAACTGGCATTTAGTTCAATTGGTATAATGGTAGCAACATTTATTTTATTTAATTATATTGATTTATCCATATATAAATTAGATGTGACAAAACATATATTTTATGCATTATTAGCATTTGGAGTAGTCGTTGCGTTTAGTATACTAGTTATATTTTTAGGAGATTATTTAAAGAAACTGGATGGTAATTTAGGTTTCTTTGCATATTTGTTATTTTACATCCCTTGTATGATGATTGATTTTATAAAATACATAATACGGGACTTTAAAAATTCACCCCCGGCGGTTTATATATTATATATTGTTGAGTTGTGCATTATTCTCGCAGTAATATACTTACTCCCCTTAATCGAAAAAACAATGTCGTTAGAAGGAACCAAGCTATTAGACAGACCAATGTTTTTAGACAAACGCCGTAGTATATTTAACGGGTATGATTTAGCAATGGAAGAAGATGAAAAAAGAATACCACGACATAATTATAGTGTTAGTATGTGGGTCTATATAAATGCTCCACCCAATACAAACGAGACATATACTATTTTTGATTATGCAAGCAAACCTAAATTAATGATAAAAAATAAACAATATAATGATACAGAAATAACGGAATATTCAAAAGATGAACCTATATTACCGGGGGTATTAGACCCCAATGATAGAGATTCACACGTATTTGTCATTGAATACACCAATAATAATTTGGTAAATGAAATGGGTGAAATAGACCGTTATGAAGTGAGTTTACCATTGCAAAAGTGGAATCATTTCGTATTTAATTATAGTGGCAATGAAATAAACATTTACATAAATGGGGAATTGCATAAAAATATTTTATTAACAACAAAAAGCCCAAATTACAATATAGCTGATAATATTTATATTGGTGATAACGATGACGCGAATGGAGCGATATGTAATGTGAAATATTTTGAAGAACCTTTAACTAAAATGCAAATTGCGTATATTTATAATTTATATCATTTGTTTAATCCTCCATTATTGTAAAATATTTGTAGTATATATATATAATGAACGTTACGTTGGTAATTTTAGGAGTTGTATTATTCGTATTGATATATGTAATTTATCAATATGTTACAAACGTGTCCCAGAACATTTCTGATTATAAAAATGTATCTACAACAGCGACAAGTATTGGTCCCGAGGATTTAAGTAGTCCAAATTCAACACGGTATGCCCATGTTATATGGGTATATGTTAAAAAACACGACGGTAAATGCCCATTTATCACATTTACAAATAATACCTCTGTTAGTACCGAATTATATTTAGATTCTCAAACACCTACATTAAAATATACTTCGGCTGAGGCAAACGCCGCCGGCGCAACTGATTTAGTTATTACCGATAATTTTCCTATTCAAAAATGGGTGTGTTTAACATTAAGCATTGACAATAACATTGTCGATGTTTATATGGATGGTAAATTAGTGAAATCCGCAAAATACACTCACGCTTCTCCTGCTGATTGTAGTTTAACTACCGGCACGTTTAATGGATACATTACCAAATTTAAGCGTTGGGCAGAGCCATTGAATCCCCAAAAGGTCTATGACATTTATATGGAAGGAAATGGACGTAGCGGTATATTACCCGCGTATGGTGTAGATGTTGCATTATTCAAAGACAATATTGAACAATCTAAATATACCTTATTTTAGGAAATTACTTATGTATTATTATATTATATAAGTAATAATGTCGTCAAATCAAAATTTGTTTGATAATATTGGACAACAAACATCAAATACTTTAAATACTGGTTATGATACATTAAGTGATAGCATAAGCCGTGCAAAAGGTTCTCTTAATGTTGGTGTAGACGAGTTAACAAAAAATGTAGAGGGTTCGAAAACATTTTTAGATTCTAACACTATTGTTGTTAAATTTGGATTTTTGATTTTAGTTGTAATTATCTTTACGTTTTTAATTCGAGTGGGTATTACATTAATTGCCTATTTTATGCAACCGGGTAAGCACCCATATGTAGTACAGGGATTATTGGATGGCACAGAACCCGTCGTAGTTAGTCAAGACCCCAAATCCGCAGACTACACTCCTATATACAAATCAAATAACGAAAATACTGGTTTAGAATTTACGTGGGCAGTATGGTTGCGTATGGGTAAAGAAGTACCTTCCGGGACGAAGTATAATCATATTTTTAGTAAAGGAGATGCGCCCACAACAGCGGACAATTTAGATGTTGTGAATAATAGCCCGGGGTTATATTATGGACCAGATACGAATCAGTTATTTGTAAAAATGAATACAGTTAAGGCTGATGATAATACAAATACGGTTACGGTTGATAATATTCCTATTATGAAATGGTTTCACGTTGCGATTCGTATGAAAAACACAGTTATGGATGTATACGTCAATGGAACGATTTCGGGCCGTGCTGTATTAGACCATACACCTAAACAAAATTATCAAGATGTTGTTGTGAATCAAAATGGTGGGTTTGCGGGTAAGTTATCTGATTTACGTTATTTCGCGAAAGCACTTAATGTATTTGAAATTAATAACGTTGTTAATAATGGACCTAACCTATCTACAAGTAAATTTGCAACCGGTGTAGGTGAAGAAGACTACTATGGATATTTATCGAATATCTGGTACACTTCTAAGATTTAAATATAAATTTATTATCATTTATAATATATATTATAAATGACATCATTAGATAGCTTCTGTTTACAACGAGAAAAAAAACAAAACTTACGTATACCGATTAGTCGATTTGACACAGAATCTCCATATACTACTACCGGATATACTCAATTTGATTTAGATATGCGGCGTAAGGCAGAAATATTGAAATATGCAAATAATAATTCATCAACCAAGACAAATAACTTAACTCAACAACAACTCTGGGTGAAGTTTGCAACTAACCGGAATAAGTTAAATGTATCAAAACAGACTACATCATTTTTTAACAGAGATATAAATGAGACGTATCAAATATTTCATATGATAAAAAACATAGATAATAATTGTCCCAACACGATAATAAATACGAGTTCGTCTCAGTCAAATGTTCCTGGAAATATAAATTTATATCTTGATGAAAGTGTCCCACTTTATAACTATAAAAAAGAAACGATTAATTATGGTATTTTGAATGAAGCTTATCCTTATAATATATTGTCAAATTATGAATCAAATAAATTTAATCTTAATTCGTCAAGAACTGATATATTTCAATTATATACTTTGAAACCAGCAAGTAACACTACATTTGTAGAGATAAATTTACCTATATCCTTATATATTAATGGTGTAGTGAAATCGGATAGTGCCCGAAGAAATGGAAACCTTAATATTCAAAATAATATTATAACTCTAACATCATTAGGTTCTCGTTCAAAATTTAACAATACAATTTTGGATGAATTAGATGTGGGTTATCAACAAACCGTTGTAAATTTTGATGTTTCGTTTAATTATGACCCATATGTAAATAATACATTTACCGGTATAATTTATTTACAAAATATAACAATTGGGAATATCAATCTAAATAGCACAAGTGATTTTGTTTATGATATTGATTTAATGCCAACTTTTTCAATAACTCAGTTAACAAGTTTGGGTGATTTTGATCTTAATATCGGTATATTGACAAATGTAGATATAAGTAATAATAGTGTTCAACAGGATTGTAGCTTTAATAGTATAACTTATAATAACACCCCTTCAAACCAAGTTTTAAATGTTTATACCCCTTTAAAAATAGACTCCTATTCGGATGTTGCAAAACAAAATAAAAATATTGTGCAAAATATAATGAGTAATAGTATAGTTAATCAATTGGCCGTTGCGGCACCAATTGTTTCAATCGAAAATACAGTTCGATGTTTAAATCAGTTTGTATATTTTGATTATCAGCAAAATAGTAACGCATATAATTTAAAAAAAACAGAATCTATATCATTACAAGATATATCAAAAAATTATTATGTATTTGATGCATATTATGATGCCAATATAACATACAATTTGAAAACAGGAACATATTACTTTGTTAATGTTAGAAAAGATACACCAATTGCACTGAGTAGTACATTTGATATGTCGTTGAATAATAATAATCCATTCACTGTTGATTACGGAATATCATATACCAAATATACAAACGAGCCATACAAATATTCATATGAGGGGACTGACTATTTATATGGTTCAATTAAAATGATAGTCTCTGGCAGTTTTGCTGACGTGAGTTTATGTACATATAAAAATGGTGAGAAACAAGATGTAAATGTAACATTTACATATAATGAATATTGTTGATTATTGTTGATTACGTTTATTTGCCTGATTTACTTGCTGCATATTGTTTGTTTGTGTGGGATTTAAACAAGTTTGTTTGTTTGGATAAACTTGTTTGCTTATGCATTTATCGGTTTCATTTATTTCAACACAACCGCGTTTACCTTGATATTCCCCGACAAGACACCACGAAGACCGTTTTGATGCCGGAGTAGATAATACTGGATTTTCATACGACGATGGTGTAATATCCATAGTATCTTTAAAATTACGGCGCATATCGTCAGTTAAACCACCTGCACTTGCTTTTTGGAGTAGGGTCCCCACAGATTGTAATGTACCCTCCGCAATATCAACACTAAATTTTGCTGTATCGCCAACAATGTCGGCTGTTTTATTAATAATCGTGCCTGCTGAAAATCCAAGTAGAGATAATATTTGTCTAAATAATGGCATTACGAACTTGGTAACATTTTCAAATATACCTCCAAAAAGGAAAAATAAGTTCACTCCTAAAAGAGAAAAGAATAAAATGACACATAATATTATTATCATAAACATTTTATTATCGAAACTGAAATCCATTTTACTGGAATTATTACGTTTCATTTCGTCGTCCATTTATATAGAATGTCAACATTATAAATATATTTATAAATTGGTTTAAATACTATGTTTGTCTTATTAGTATATTATATATAATCTTTATGGAGGTTTATGGATTTTTAAATACGTTTTTTGTGGCAAGTATATTAATCAGTTCTATATTAGTTGTGGTATTGGTCTACAATTTTAGACAACGTTTAGGCGCGATGGAAGAGAAGACCGAAACATTATTGCAAATTGTTAATAATGTTGTCCAGAAACTAAATAATGATAGTGAAGAAGAAATGCATAATTTCGTACCGTTAACGAATGTAAATAGTGAAGCGTATTACGGTGACAATGATATCAAGGTACAATACCAGGACAATGAGCAGGACCAAGAAGAGACGGATGAGGATGATGAGGATGATGAGGATGATGAGGATGAGGATGAGGATGAGGATGAGGATGAGGATGATGATGAGGATGATGAGGATGATGAGGATGAGGATGATGATGGTGCGGATGAGGATGATGATGACGAGGATGATGGTGCGGATGACGAAGATGATACCGAGGGCGCGATTGCGGGTGAAGATGTAGATGATGAGGTCGAACAGGTAACAGAAGACCCGGAAGAACCTGAATCTTTAAAAACAGAGGAATATGAAAAAATGAATGTGACACAGTTAAAACAAATGGTACGTGAACGAAGTCTGTCAAACGCAGTTTCTAAAATGAAAAAACCTGAATTGGTTTCGCTATTAGTTAATGAATAAATATATTTGATTAATATATATTATGGATATTAATCAAGCTTACACGGAAGTGCGCGCGGATTATAAAAATTATGATGAAACGGATCCTATATTAAAGGTGTTTGGACATTCTCCCGTAAATGCTAGTTTAGGTGAACCTGTAATAAATAATTACGATTATAGAAAAGTAATAATTAAGGAAGGAACAAATATAATGAAAACAAATTTAAATCAAGTATCTGCTGAAAATAAACTAAATGTTATTGATGTTGTATATACGGATAATAGTGATTTAAAGGAAAATTATATGATGAAATATGAATTAGCTGAACGAAAACTTGCGCCAAATATTAAATTCGATGAAAAGTAAGTTAAATATCATTTTATAGTAAATATAAAATGAAGTTAATAAGTTTTGATGTAGGAATCAAAAACATGGCATACTGCATCTTGGATTTGTGTAATAATGACATAAAAATAGACAAATGGGAAATAATGAATCTAATTGAAGATAATGTATTAGAATCTTGTAAATGTAATGCAACAATGAAAAATAAAAAAATATGTAATAAAAAGGCGTATTATAATAAGGATGATTTATTTTTTTGTAAAACTCATGTGAAAGATAGTAAGTACTTTATACCGAATAAAAATTATACAAAAGGGAAATTAAATAAGAGACCAATTGACGAGTTAATGCGATTAGCAAACAATAATTTTATAAAAATCGAGAAAAATACAAAGAAAGAATGTATTGAAAAGTTTTTGGATTTTTATAATAGTCGCTGTTTAAGTGAATGCAATAAAAAGGGGAAAAAATGTGATCAATATGACCTAATAGAATTAGGTCGGGAAATTAAAAAAAAAGGGGATAATAGTTTTGACTCAAACGTTATAAATATGGTTATAATCGAAAATCAAATAAGTCCGATAGCAAATCGTATGAAAACAATACAAGGAATGTTGGCCCAATATTTTATAATGAAAAATGAAAGTGTGATTATTAAATTTATAAGTTCACAAAACAAATTAAAATATTTTGAAAAGGAAGGTTCAGGGTATAACGAAAATAAAAAAAATGCAATAACGTATTCTATTGAAATGTTAAAAAAATATCATTTATATGAAGAATGGAAAGGACATTTAGAAGTAAAAAAAAAGGATGATTTGGCCGATTGTTTTTTACAAGGAATCTGGTATTTAGAAAATAAAATATAATATGTGCGTTAAACTTAAATATAATTCTTCTTTAACTATCATAATGGAAGAAGTAAACTTAGACATTGATGGTAGCTTTCCGGTTCGGGGTGGTAGTAATGCACTACCCACCAATTTTGGTCCTGGCATTGAATTATTAATGAATGAAAAAAACATTCCTTTAACAGGGGGAGGCAATATTGAAGTTGGCGATCTAAATGCATTAGAAAGTGAACTAAATGATTTAACAGGGACAGGTATGCCGTCGATGAATACGGGTGGTGAGGCGGTGAATTTAAGCAGTTTTAATGAACCATCTGCATCTATTCAATTAGATACCGCACCCATCCAATTAAACTTTAATGAAGACGTTACTGATTCGAAATTAGGCAGTGCGACTGCTGAAACAATTGGGCAAAATTCTGATGGGTTTTTGAAGCAGACCAGTAGTTTTTTTAGTAGTGCACCTCCCAAACTGAGTGACCGCGAAATGCGTCGCAAAAAGCGACTAATGTTAAAAAAATTGGAGGATTGGCACGAGAAAGGTAAACTTAAGGGATATAACAATTTGAATATGGAGTCACCATATGATGAAATCGAGGATGAATATGAAACCGCAATGGAAGATAAGCGCAGCAAAGATAGTATTAAATTGCAAGGTTGGTGGTTTATGACAGCGGTAAATTCGTTGGAATATGCGAATGCGGCATTTGACCCATTTGGAGTTAATTTGGACGGATGGGGTGAGCAAATTAACGATGATATTGAGAGTTATGAAGAAATATTTTCGGAGTTGCATAGTAAGTATAAAGGTGCAAAAATGGCGCCCGAGTTGTCTCTTGTATTGCGACTGGGATTTAGTGCAGCAGTAGTAAGTTTTACCAATAAAGCTCTATCCAGTTCTGCTCCCGGGTTCAATGATGTAATTCGTCAAAATCCTGATCTAATGAAGGCGTTTACGGATGCCACCGTAAATACAATGAGTCAACAATCACCTGGTTTTGCATTCGCAAATGATATGATGAAAGAAGAACAAATGCGTCCAAAGGGCCCACCGCCACCTGCTGCGCAACAAACAAATATGGCACGGGGGTCACAACCATCATTGAATAGTCGCCCCGATTTACGTTCATCTATAAACGAGGAAGGTGTTGAATTAAATAGTTTTGGAAATTTAAATTCACAAGATACGAGTGCGCGCCCTGAAATGCGCGGCCCCAAAAATGACGATATTGAAAACATTTTGGCGGGATTAAAAACCAAAAATATAACAATTAATAAAGACAAAGAAGATTCAGTTGTAAGTGCCACCTCAATCGGCGAATTATCACAAAGTAGTGGAAAAATGCCAAAACGTTCGCAAAAGCGTAAACAAAAATCTGATAAAAACGTGGTTACATTGGACATTTAAATATAAATTAAATATTTTTATAACATAATATAAAAATATTTCGACGTTTGAATAAAATGAATAAATATATTCAAACTCTTGTAAATAATCCCTGGATTGTAAATAATATGTTATCGTGTATTTATGTGTATAATAATATACGCGATTACGTTAACGATATATATAATACGAATACATTGTTTCGGTCTACTGTTGATTTTATATATGTTAATGGACATAAAATTATGTGTAATATGTTTAATGTAAAATACGGTCCGGAGTCAACCAACTGGTATACAAATTGTGTATTATATGAACATAACCATAATAATAATTCATTATATTTTATGGTTGAAAATTATAATATTTTACCGAATTATTTTGATAAACAAAATATAAGTCAGATATTAGATGATGCAAACGAAACCCTAGAAGAAAAATATACAAATTATGGAAGTATTTGCGATTCATTATTTATAATGAAATATTATAATTCCATTATTTCAAAAATGAATATATATACAAACGTTAAAATAGACGATATTGAAAAATCAGATGTAAAATTCTTAGCAATTGAATATAGTCATCCTTTAATGAAATATAATATTACATTACATTTGGATGACTCATACATTGTGGTAGGTAACGAATTATTTTCGTCGTGTTTTATTAAACGCATGCTTGATTACCAGTTTAAATCTTATATATTTGACAACAGATATAAATTAGTAATAATTGATAATGACACGAATGAATATGTTTTGACTTATAATACATATATGAATCTGGAAAGAAGTAAATGTATTGTCAATGAGTATTAGTGTGTAATCCGTATATCCAAATCTAGATTTTTAAATCTTCATCGGTGTAAAATTGATTAATAATATAATATAAATATTTGTTATATTATATTAATAAGAGAATACTATGTCTCAAACACAATTATTGAATGATAAGTGGGATTTGTATTACCACTTACCAACCGACCAAAACTGGAATTTGGATAGTTATAAAATCATTATGAAAAATATTAGTAGTGTTGAAGAAGTCTCAAAAATAAATAAAATGATTATTGATAATGTTTTGCGCAATAATATGTTATTTCTAATGAGAAATGGAATAGACCCTCAATGGGAACACGAAAAAAACAGAGCGGGTGGGTGTTTTTCATATAAAGTACACAATAAGGTTGTACCCGATACTTGGCGTAAATTGTTTAAATTAATTACAGGAGAATCGTTTTGTGATAATAATGACGTGAGTAAGCATATTAATGGCATTACGGTTTCACCGAAAAAGAGTTTTTGCATTATCAAAGTATGGATGGATAATATTGAGTATCAGGATTCTTCAATATTTTATGAGATAACCGAACAAAATAACAAAGGATGTATTTTTAAAAAACACCAACCGGAACATTAAAATTAAAATTAAAAATATAATAATTAGTTATTATATTATTATGATGGGTGATATATTTTTTTTAAGGCATACATTGAATGTATATTCAAGTGTAACAAAAAAAAGAAAAATACATATATTGAATGTATATTCAAATGTAAAAAAAAAAGAGAAAAAAATTCAAATTCTAAATAGTACAGAATATGTATTTATACCGAATAATCATTTTTTAAGAGAAAATAATTTAACAAGTAAAATATGGTGGACAGCCGACGAAGAAAAAACAATGATGGATAATTACAATTTAGGACGGCGGTAAAGATGCCAAACATAATTTAATTTCGCCTAATGAAGCTACATTATATTTAACAATTAATGGTAAATCATTCCCTAAATACATTTCCAAGTGACTGCATAATGGAGTACATTTAATGAAATGGCTTAAACTTTTCAATGAAAATTCCCCCTGTATAACAACGGTTTCATCGCTTTTTTGTATAAATTCCATATTACCATTTGATTCAGAACGATATATCTTTGATTTCGCAAACGAACCAGCACACGAAAATATCAAATCTTGACCAACTGACTTAATTTCAATGCGATCCGAAATGCCATTCATATCCCTAATAATTTTTTGAAAATCGCTTGTTGGTAAATTAATGACAGTCGAATATTCTACGTCAGGAACACTCATCTCCTCAGTGTCTGGTTCAATGAGACGGAGTTTTTGACTATAACATTGTTTAATTGAACCATTATCATATTGTAAACCTAAATGGGATACTACCCCATCATGGTAATCATCTTTTTCAATATAAATTGAAAGTGTATCATCATTTGACATTGTCGATATTACTTTGAAAAGATGAATTGTATTTGCACAAACGATTATCTTATTCGGTATACAGTTATAAGATTCAAAGTTATATGCGTTTAACTTAACATTTACAAGAATCGTGTGGGTTTTGTCAAAGTTTATGATTTTTAATCCGTCCTTTGTAAATGTCATAGTTGCATCAGTTAATATATCTTTTATTGCAGTAATCATATTTCGAATTGGTTGAATTTGAACAGTTCTAATAGTTAGTACATTATTATCCTCGTTCATTATAACATTATATATGTGGATTGTTTTATATATTATTTTTAAAGACATTTTTAAACGCATTAATATTCAGGTATTTTCCCCAGTGTAACCCGGATTTTTCATTTATCAGTAACTGGTGTAAAATATTATTAAAATAATTTAATAATATATAATGGTTCCTACTGAAAAGGATTATAATGAATATGCAAACAAGTTGCAGAAGTTAACACATGAACAGGCGAGAGAAATAGAACACCATAAAGGATATCACGGTAAAAAACAATATTATCCGTTCAAGTTAGATGAATGGAAAAAAATAGGAGAGGAATTGCTTAAAAAACACGAAGCCGAGATAAAGGAGTTAGATGTCAAGTTTAGTAAAATGAGAATCGAGATAGATGAACATAA